GTGTGGGATGAAGTCGGCACGACTGCCGCGTACACCGCGAACATCGTTGCCGGTGCAAATCCGGTGGTGGCGAACGCAACGCCGATCTGCAACCAGTTGCTCGGCATGATGATCGTGGAGTCGGCTGGTTCATCCTTCCAGAACGACATCGACTGGCGCGAGACGATGCAGTCACATCGCCTGATCCCGCTCAGCGGCGGTTGCCGTGTGATGGACCCGGTGACGAGCTACATCGTGATCCGTCCGTTGGCTCCACGCATGGCCGGCATCTTGGTCCGCCGTGACCACGAGACCGGTGCGCCGTTCCATTCGGCGGCGAACCAAGCGGTGCAGGGCATCATCTCGCCGAACCGAGAGATCGGCTTCAACCTGACCGACAGTGCGAACGAGGCGCAGGAGTTGTTTGCTGCGAACATCGGCGCGCTGATCCGTGGTGAGGTGGGCGACGACTTCGCCATCGCGTCGGGCGGCTTCGTGCTGATCTCGACCGACAATGCCGGCGAGGACCCGTTGTGGCAGATGTACAACGTCATGCGTGGACGCGACTACATCCACCTCGGCATGCTGCGTGCGCTGCGCTTCTTCCTCGGTCGTTTCAACATCATCGGCCACACGGTGCAGGCGATCCTGAACACGATGGAGTTCTTCCTTCGCGATCTGGAAGCCGATCAGCACATCCTCGGCTACGATGTGAACTTCCGCACCGAAGGCAACTCGCCGGAGCAGATCAGGCTCGGGCATCTGACCGTGGGCTTCCGCGCTGAAGAGCCGCCGGTCCTCAAGCACATCACCATCGAGTCCTCGCGCTATCGCGAAGCCATCGATGCAATGGTCTCCGATCTGGCGACGCAACTCAATCTCGCGTCGTAATCGTTGGTGGACAGCACGAACTGACGTGCTTCAAACTGTCGGGGCGACTGGAAGCGTCCGTCCATCATCCATTTTCGCATTATTCGAGAAGGAAAGAACTCAATGGCTCAATCAACTGTCTACGTGATGGAAAGCGCCAACCTGATTTGCGGCGATACTCGCCCGACCGCTCCCGGCAAAGCCGGCGCTCCCGGCATCTCGACGCATCTGGTGTTGCAGGAATTGAAGCTGCCGACGATGGAAGAGAACTACGTCGATCACGCTCCGGGTGGCGCGCCCATCGCCATCGAAGTGCCGACGCACATGAACAAGCTCGAAGCGACGTTCAACCTCGCGGGTTGGGACCCGTCACTGATGGCGTACATCGGGCAGAACGATCCCTACTACCAGCGCTTCACTGCCTACGGCCTGATCCGAGATCGGCGGACCAGCAAGGCATTGCAGGCGATGGCGGTGATCGAGGGACGGCTCGGGCGCGTCAACCCGACCGCGTTCTCGAAGGGCAACCTGATGGCTCACGAGTACTCGATCAAGAGCATCGTGTCCTACAAGCTCACCATGCAACTGACTGAGAACGGCCAGCGACCGTTCGTGATCTATCACTGGGACTTCTTCACCTCGAAGCGGATCATCGGCGGCAAAGACCTGAACTCCGACATGATCAACCTGCTTCGCATCCCGACCGCATCGGTCGACAACGGTGCCGGGAGCCCGAGTACTCCCGCTGAAGCTGGTGGCATCATCAGATGACGGTGGCCGATCTCATCAAGCAACTGCAGAGCCACGATCCGAATAAACGTGTCGTGGTTTCTGACACTGACGGTGCCGGCGCGAAAGCCGCCGACATCGAATTCGTTGATCAGCGTGTCGAGAAAGGCGTGAACGTCATCACGCTCTGGGTGCACATATGATCGAGCTCGACAAGGCAGGTGGCCGAACCATCCACCTCTACATTCCGTTCGAGCACAACAAGAAGAAGATCGAGGTCATCACGCTCGCACCGCTGCGGCTCGGTCACGTGCTGCGGTGGAATGAAGGCGCGTGGACGACGTCGACTGAATTGCTGGTGGAGTTGGCCGGCGTCGATGAGGCGGTGATCCGCGATCTTCGTTACCCGGACGCCGACCGGGTGCTAGATCAATTCATGCAGCTACTGACGCCGGAGATACGTGACGACGTCATCAACGGACGCGTGCCGTTGAAGGCCGAACCGGACGAGCCCGCCGATTCGGATGTCCCGCGCGTCACCAACGGCAGCGGCGGCAGTCACGAATTCGATCCGGCGACAATGCAAGGCCCGGGCGCGCCGCTGCCCGAGGCCGGCTTTGACATGAGCGAAGAACCGTGAGGGTCTGATGGTTGATCAAACCAGTAAAATCACGCTTACCGGCGAAGATAAAACCGGTGCGATGTACAAGTCGGCGAAGAAGGGCGCTGACGACTACATCAAGTCGCTTGAGAAAATTCTGGAGATCAACAAGAGCCAGTCCCGCATCCTGCAATCGCAGGCTATCCAGCAGCATCGCACTTACCAGAGCATGCTGGAGACGATCCTCAAGAACAACAGGGCCTACAACGAAAACCTCAGACGAATTCAAGACCTCGGCAAAGGCGCGGAGGACGGAGCCAACAAGCAACTCACCGCAGCGCAGAAGATCAACACTGCCATAGGTGGCGTGATCAGAAGCCACCTGTCGTGGGCCGCAGCCGCCGAGGCTGCGCGGCGTTCCTACTTGGGCTTCGCCGATGCCGAGCGAAAGATGTTGCTGTTGCAGAACGCGACCAAGGCAACGACGGCGTCGATCCAAGCGTCAGAGAAGGCGATCAGGGAAGTCGGGCAGACCACGTCGGCTGGCTTCGATGAGACGCTTACTGCAGCCAACAAGCTGCGGCAGGGCCTCAATATCACACTCGATCAGGCGATTGCGAAGACCACAAGGCTCAACGTCGTCGCGGCAGGCATGGGTGTCGGGCCAACGGAGTTCGCCACCGCCATCACCAATTTTATGCGAAACATGAACATCCCCGCCGATCAATTCAACCAGACGATGGAGATGATGGCGGGCATCGTCCGCGAGACCAATGTTGAGATCAAAGACCTCGTCGGCAACAGCGGCGAGCTCGCAGAGGCAGCGAAGGCCGCTGGATACAGCGGACGGGACGGCTTCGCGCGGATGGGCGCTCAACTCGGCATCGCCGTCGACCTGATGGGTGACACCTCGAAGGGCGCGCGCCTGTTGACGCAGATGTTTCAGAAGCTCGGCTCTGAGTCTGTCGGCGAAGCGTTCGGCACTCCGGGGAAAATCTGGATCGAGGAGATCGAGGGCGTCAAGAAGCAAGGCGGCGATGTTGCGGCTTACGTGGTTGGCAAATACAAAGGGCTGCGCACCGAACAAGAGAAGGCTTCGTTCCTCCGCAAGCTGGAGAACAAGGAGCGCTTGCTGTTCTCCAAGCTGGTCGAGAAAGACAATGGCGCAATCGCAGCGCAGATCAAGTTGTTCAAAGACCTCGCTAACGGTCAGCAAGCCGTTGCGGACGGCAAGAACGTCTTGGCTGGCACGCAGGGCGGCATCGACTCACTGACTACGTCGGTCAAGGAGCTCTCTGATGCATTCGGTGGCCTGATGGTGTCGATGGGCGTTCCACAGGTGATCAATATGTTCACCAAAGAATTGGAGCGACTAGCCGCTGTTGCCAAGTGGCTTAACCAGTTGCTGGATTGGATTCAGCGTAAGGAGGGCGCTACGCGTCCACCGCTCACCGGCCCGCATAAGTTCCGTGGCTTTGGCAACACGCTTGGCTCGTCAGCCTATTCGATGTGGGGAGGATTGCACGGCTCGCAGGCGACTGATGAGCGCCAGAAAAAACTCGATGAAAAGCTGAAGGAGAGCGAGAACCAGACAGGCACCGTTGCTCCCGTTGTGCCCGCTGTGCCAGCTACTCCCGCTCCCAACTACGGCATGCGCGGACCGTACAGGCCGATCAGCTTTCGCGAGGACGCGCAGGATGCCGCGCAGCGCAGCGCAGCGTGGATTGCCAGAAAGGTTTACGAGCAACAGGACAAGAACCGTGCGCCAGCGTCTGGTAGCGGCATGGGCATACGCGGTGCGCTGCCGGGTGGCGCGACCAATGTCGGCTACGGCGGTTCATCCGACTCGCTCTATCTGCCGGCTGACTTCCGCCGCAACATTCACAACGCGTCGCTCGGTGGCGGCGGAGGAGGTGGCGGCGGCGGTGGCGGTGGTGGCGGTTTCTCGCAGTTCTCTCCTGCCGGCCCGCAGGGTTATGGCGGCGGCACCGGCTACGGTGGTCAGACCGATGCGTCGAGACCCGGCGGCGGCACTGTGCCGCGCTCCGATACAGGTGCTGGCACCGATCAAGGTCGGCGCGCGAGCGGAAAAACTGGCGAGAGAATCATAGCGGCGAAGACCGCGATGGAAGATCAGCTTCGCAAGGAAGGAGTACCCGAAGCCAACATCAAGGAGGCGGCGAATCTATTGGCGGGGCAAGGATTGTCGGAAAGCGAACTGAACCCTACGCTGTCGCATGATCAGGGCACTGGCCACGGTATCTACGGCGCTCGGCTGGATCGACGCGCCAAGATGCATGACTGGCTGCAAAAGCACGGCTACGACAAAAACAGTCTGGAAGGACAGTCGCGTTACATGGCGCATGAAGCCATGAGTGGAAAATATAAGCGAACGCGAGAAACCCTGATGGGCGCGACCGAAGCTAACCGCCCTGCAAACGTGCGAACTCTGACCAAGGAATTCGAAAATCCGGCGGACCAAGGACCGGGTCAGATGAGCCGGCGGCTTGGTCGCACCAATCAGGCCGCAGGTTATAGCTCGACCGGAGAGACATCACCTGACACACCAACCGCAGCCGGTGTCGTCGCACCGGGCGGCGACGGGACCGTGACCGAGTCGCAGGGTCAGGTTGCTAGAACGCGCAGGATGCCAATCGATCCGCAGTTGAAGACCGCGATGGAGTTGGCCGCAGAGAATTCTAACGTCAAGATCAGGGTGACATCGGGCGGTCAGCCTGCGGCTGGCACGCCGGGAGCAAAGCGCACCGGATCGTTGCGGCATGATCGCGGTCGCGCCGCCGACATCGACATCCTCGATCCGAAGACCGGCAAGGTGCTGTCGCTCGATGATCCCCGTCGCATCAAATTCATGGAAGAGGCAGCAGCGGCAGGCGCTGGTGGCACTGGCGCACGCTATATGAGCGATCCGAACAAGGTGCACGTTGGCATCACTGGATCGCGCGGCGTAGTCGGTGAAGGGCTCGGCGCTTATGCTGGATCAGCCGAGGAGCGCGCAGCGGTCGCGCGTGGTCTCAAGCGGATGATGACGCCGGAGCAAGTGGCGGCGGCGCGCCAGAAGCAGATCGACGCGCGCAAGAGCAATGAGACGCCGTCATCTGTAGTCGAGGCCACACCGGCAGAAGAAAAAGAGGATCGCGAAAAGGCTTACGAGAAAAGCCCATTCCTTAAAAGCCGTGGCGCGCCGGCAGATCAGAACGTCGAGCAGCGCGTCAACCTCAAGGTCAACGACAACGACGTGCAGTTCGCGCGCGCATCAATGCGTCGCGGTGCTGATCGAGAGGTGCGCGAGGCGCGCTGGAATTCTTACAGTGATATCGGGGCTGCATGAACGAATGGGTCGTCACCTACCAGATCGAGTTTTTTAACCGCAACATCTTGGTCACTGAGTTCTTTCGTGGTGATCGCGATGAGTGTGAGCGCATTCGCGCGCAGAGCGGCGGCGGTGAGGACGACAGACAGAGAACCAAGCGACCGTGGAGACCGATCATTGGGCCGGCGTGCGAGTGGGACGACTTCTTGAGGAGTGACTGATGTCGAACTGGGTGATGTTTCAGTGGGGACCGATTCAATTTCAGGTCTTTCCGATGAACGTCGATAACTATGCGCACCACACCGGGGCCGACTGGGCCAAGAAGGAGATCGCGGGCGCGGCGATGTACCGTGAGTGGGTTGGCGAGAGCGACGAGACGATCACGCTGAAGGGCAAGGTCTTCCCGCATTTCTTCGCGCGCAAGTCGCGCGGGCGTGGCATCGGTGAACAGACGGACGGACCGAAGGCGACGCTAGACAGCGACACCGGGACGTTGCAACAGCACGTCGGCAAGGAGCATTCAGCCGGCGGGTTGTTTCATCTCGATGTGCTCGACAACATGCGCAGGTTAGGTCAGGCGCACATCCTGATGCGCGGCGATGGCTGGCACTATGGCTGGTTCATCATCGAGACGCTGCATCGCGGGCACTCGTTTCTGGCAATGGACGGTGTCGGTCAACAGGTCGAGTTCGAGGCTGCGTTCCAGCGCGTGCCGATCCCGAACGATCCGGCATCCAACACGATGCAGATGTACAAGGCGGATGTCGCATGACAGTTTCGAGTTATGATTTGGTGACGGTCGGCTCGGACTACATCACCGCCGATATCATCCTGTGGCGCAGGTATCGCAACCGCGCACCGAAAATGCTGGAGCGCTTGCTCGATGACAATCCGCATCTGGCGAAGTGTCATCGCACCTCGCCATTCCTTCCGGTCGGCACGCAACTACGCATCCCGATTGATTACGACATCCTGAGCGGCGTACCGCAGCGCAAGAACACCGTGGTGCTGTGGGGCAAGACACCCGAAGGCAACATGACGCAAGACGCAGAAGAGAACCGTAATGGCTGAGCATCAAGGTCCGCGCCGGCACGCGATGTGCCAGATACTCGTGCACGGTCAGGACATCTCGACGCGGCTGCACCCGTATCTGATCTCGGTGCAGACCGTCGACAATCTCGAAGGCGGCATGGATACGTGCCATCTCGAACTCGATGATCGCAATGCCGAGCTCCAGATTCCGCCAGATGGTGCCGAGCTTCAGGTCTGTCTCGGCTGGGCCGGCGACGGTCCGCGCCTGATCGACACCGGTCGCGGCTCGGTGGGCTTCAAGAACATTCCGAAGAATTTCATGGAGATGACGGCGCAACAGAAAGAGCAGGAAGCCAAGTTCGGCGGTCCCGGGCTGGTGATCGTGTTCGATGGCTGGGTGACCAAGACCGAGTCCGGATTTGGCCGACGCGGTGGCGGTCGCCGTCTCTGGATCGACGGCGAGGGAGCCAACAGCAAAGGCCTCGCCAAAGAAGTGGTGCAGATGGCTTTCGGCGAGGGCAAGGAGGACGACAGCGAACAAGGCGATGGCAAGGGCAAGATTCCGCTCAAGGACATGATGACCAAGGTGTTCGGTGCCGCCGGTCTGTCGGTGGCGATGTCGCCGGAGATGGAAAAGATTGCGCGCGACTACTGGCACGTCAACGATAGTCCGATGAACCTCGGCAAGCGCATCGCGCAGGAGACCGGCGGGCTATTCAAGATATCGAAGAGCACCGCTGTTCTGATCGGCAAGACCGAAGGCGTCAACGCTGCCGGCGACAAGATGCCAACCGTGGACGCAATCTGGGGCATCAACCTGATCGGCTGGCGCATCAAGCCGTACATCGGTCGTCCGCAGTACGGACAGGCGCAATCGAAATTCTTCGACACCTTCAAGGGTGGCTGGGAAGACGTCAAAGGCATGGTCTCCGGCGGCACGCCGTTCGGCGGCACCAATGCGATTGCGCATGCGGTCAATTCCGTGGCCGACAAGGCGACCGGCGAACAGACCAACAAGGGCACAGGCGCGGACAGCGAGACGCGACGCGGCGAAGGCTGGGTGCTGATCAACGGCGAGCCGAACGCCAAAGCCAACGGTTTCATTCGCATCGACGGCGCGCGCCCCGGTGTCGACGGCACCTACACGATGACCGAGGTCGAGCACAACTACACGCGCGGCGTCGGCTTCACCACGCGCGTCAATGTGCGGTCGCCGATGGGCACTGGCGGCGGCATGGAGTGGGTGCAGGACGGCGACACCGAGGAAAAGAAGAAGAAGCGCGACGAGGCGTATGCGCAGGGACAGGATGATCCCTACTACGACCCCGGCGAGTCGTGGTCTCCGGCGGATGATCCGAACGAGCTCACGCCATCGTTCACGCCAGATCGGCCACCGCCGCTGGCAGGCGAACCCGGCGCGCCATCACCACCGATCAGTGGCGAGCAGACCTTCACCGCAGAAGAGCTTGAACGGATCAGGCAGGCCAACCCGCCGACGCCGCCGATCTCACAATAGGAGCACGTTATGGTTTCGATCTGCATGTCGTCAGGCCACGGCAAGTACATTCGCGGTGCGTCTGGATATCTGGACGAGGTGAACTGCGCGCGCGACGTCGTTGATGAGACGGCGCGGTTGCTGCG